GTTGGAAAAGACAGGTAATGTTGATATGGGAAGTACCATCTGAAACAGATAACAAAGGTGAACCATTAACAATCAGTAAGTTCTATACGTTATCATTAAATGAAAAAGCAAATCTTGCTAATGATTTAGTATCATGGCGTGGTAGACCTTTTACTGAAACAGAAAAGAAAGCGTTTGATATATCAAAGGTAGCAGGTAAACCGTGTAGTATAAATGTTATACTAAATCAAAACGGTAAACCAAAAGTATCAACCGTTATGCCAATAGGTAAGAATGATGAGATTGCACAACAGTTTCATCCTAACATGGTATTTAGTATTACAGACTTTCAAGAAAAAAAGATGGAAGTATTTAATCAATTACCCGAAGGCATAAGAAACATTATCTTAAAATCTAAAGAGTTAGAAGGTACGGAAAAACAAGATTTAGGTGATGAGAATAATGCACAAGATCTTGGTGATATTCCGTTCTAATGAAAATAACAAATAGATCAAATCTACCAAAAGTTATTGAACGGGCTGTAATAAATGATCCCTATGATAGTAGTGGATCTAATATATCTGCAACCCGTTTGATTGCACCACCTAGAATAAGAGTACTAGAAATGCGTAACTGGGATCTTATTGAAGATGATGTATCAAATAGAATATTCTCTTTACTTGGTCAATCCGTACACCATATATTAGAGAGATCTAAACTAAAGGTAGATCTAGCTGAACGTAGATTGTTTTACAAAGATGATAAGATAACTAATGGATGGACATTAAGTGGTCAGTTTGATTTGTTATCTAGACAAGGTGATCTAACAGATTTTAAAGTTACATCTGCATGGGCCGCACTTGATGCATTGACTAATGGTAAAGACGAATGGGAAAACCAACTTAATGTATTAGATTTTCTGTGTAGAAAAAATCAAAAGACATTGACAAGGTATAAGAAAGAAGTCAAAGTTAAATCATTAAACATAATGGCTATACTGCGTGATTGGTCAAAACTAAAAGTAATGCAATCAGACAACTATCCAAGAAAACAAGTTGTTATGATACCTATACGTAGATGGTCAGAAGAAGAACAAGAAAACTATGTACAGGCACGTATTAAATTACATCAAGATGCAGAAAAAACAGATGATCTTCCATTGTGTACAGCAAAAGAAAGATGGCGAAAAGAAGATAGTTATGCTCTTATGTTGGACAACAGAAAAACTGCAAAACGTGTATTACCTACAAGACAAGACATGGATAAATACATGAAAGATAATAAATATGTTGAAGGCCAAGGATGTAAGGTAGTATTCCGTGCAGGTGAAGATGTTAGATGTCAGCATTATTGTAGTGTTAATCAGTTCTGTAGTCATTTTATGAATGTGAGTTTTTAATGAATAAAAAACCTAAAATAATAAGACCTTTCATTGTTACAAAAGATCCCATGGTTCAAAACCTATTACATAAATTTGCTAAAAGATCCGAAGATGGAATAAAAAAATACAATGTAACTATGGTACAAGCAAAGAAACCTATAGAAAAATGGATAGAAGATGCACAAGAAGAAGCATGGGATCAAATTGTCTATCTTGAAAAAATCAAATCATTGTTAACCAAACTAAACTAGCGATAACATTTATTATTTCTATTATCTTTTTAATCTGATAAAATAACAGGTTATGAAGATTAGTGATAATACATCTGTAGCTATGCCAATGCGTAACCTAATAGCAATAATAGGTGCTGTCGCTGTTGGCACTATGGCCTATTTCAATATAGTAGAACAACTAAATAAACACTCTACTACGTTAGAGTTGATGGCAAAAGATCAAGAACACAATACAGAATTTAGAATAAAGTGGCCACGTGGTGAGATGGGATCTCTACCTGCGGATGCTGAACAGTTTATGCTTATAGAAGATCTATATAAAACTGTAGAGAAGTTAGAAAAAAATCAAGAAATGAATATGACTAACAAAGTCAATATAGAATTTTTACAAAAACAAGTAGAGAAGATGGCGCAAGATTTAGAAAAATTAAAAGACAAAGTTAGAGCAAATGGTAACGGAGGACATTAATGATTGAAACAGTTATAGCATTATTAATGATAGTCAATAATGAAATACAAGAACATAGAATACAACCTTCTATGTCAGAATGTTTAAAAGGTAAGAGGGTTGCCGATAGGCAGTTAAAGTCTGGTGGTAATGTTAGATATCAATGTTTAAAATCAGAAGCAGAAATTGAAATATATTTAGATAAGAAACATATAAAAAAATTAATATTAAAATAATATGATAGACGAAGATAGGACATACGAAAACGAAGTTAGATATAACAATGATAGATTGGATAATAGAAAAGATAGGCAAAGTATCAAGATCAATATTCCATTGGACTTGGAGGGTACAGGTACACCGAAAGTATTACAGAAAGAAAAAGATAAATAATGATTAAATTTATTTTAGTAATGCAATTATGTGTAAACGGTTTATGCTATCCACCATTACCTAATGATATATTTGATAGTTATAAAGGATGTATTATAGCAGGTTATGAAGAAAGTTTAATATTTATAAATGATATGGATGAAGATAACTTAAATAAATCTAAACCAATAATAAGATTTTGGTGTCAAGAAGAAAAGCAAGAAGGTCTTGGTACATGATAAAAACAAAGAAAAAAGCTGTTAGAAAAACTATCTCTCATAGTGTCATATCGTATAAATTAGATGAGATAAAACATTTAGTACACAAGAATTCCAAGGATATAGAAGAATTAAAAAAACAAGTAGCTATGGGTAAAGGTGGCATAAAAGCCATATTTGTGATAGGTTCTTTAGTAGCATTAATATTAGCATTATTAAAAATGTTTACATTATGGAGATAGATTATGGCATGGTTTAGTTTAGCAAAGATTGCAGTACAAGCAGGTACACATATATTTAAAAAAAGACAAGAAACAAAAATGATGATGGCAGATGCACAATACAAACACGCCGAAAAGATGGCTAATGGATCTGCTGAATATCAAGGTAAATTATTAGAAGCCAGACAATCAGACTGGAAAGACGAGTTCATATTGATACTGTTAAGTATCCCTATCGTAATGTTAGGATTTGCGGTATGGTCAGATAATCCTGCACACATGGAAAAAATGAAATTATTTTTTGAGTATTTTTCACAACTTCCATTTTGGTATCAGACAATTTTTGTGGGCGTGATAGCATCTGTGTATGGACTTAAAGCAACCGATCTAATAAAAAGGAAATAATATGGCAAGTGATTATCATACTACTAAAAGTGGAAAGAAAGCAAAGAAAGGTTTATATTACTATATGAACCGTAAAAAGAAAGCTGGTACATCTAACCCAAAATCTAAATCTACGGTTAGTGCAAAAGCATATAAAAACATGAAAGCTGGTTTTCCAAAATTTGGTAGAGCATAATATATGGGTTACAGCAAGGAACATAAAAATCCTAGCGGTGGTTTAAATGAAAAAGGTAGAGAATATTTTAAACGTACCGAAGGATCTAATTTAAAACCACCATTATCTAAAGGTAAGAGTGGCCGTAGAATATCGTTTGCGGCCCGTTTCGGGGGCATGAAAGGCCCAATGAAGGATGATAAGGGCAATCCTACCAGAAAAGCATTAGCGTTAAAAAAATGGGGGTTCTCGTCAGCCCAAGCGGCAACTAACTTTGCTAATAGAAATAAGGCATAATGGATTATAACGATTTAAAAGAACGTATTAAGAAACATGAAGGATTTGTAAACAAGATATATAAGGATAGTCTTGGTTTTGCCACAATCGGATATGGCCACCTTGTAACAAAAGAAGATAGTTATGAAGAAGGTGTAGAATATACAGAAGAAGAATTAAGCAAACAATTTGATAGTGATTTTACAAGAGCAGGATTAAATGCAGAAATGTTATTAAAAGATAACGAAGTATCTACAATACAATGGGATGCTAAATGTGTTCTAATTGAGATGGTATTCCAATTAGGTATAGGTGGTGTTGGTAAATTTAAAAAGATGTGGGCCGCACTACAAAAAGAAGATTATGGTGAAGCATCATTTCAAATGATGGATAGCCGTTGGGCTACACAAACTCCCTCACGTGCCAAGTCTTTATCTGAAATTATGAGAAGTTGCAAAAAGTAACTATTTCTAGTATACATTGCATAGTGTTAGTACTAGAAGATATAATAATTAATTATGAGAACAAAAGTGAAACACCTATTGTTAAAGACGTACACATACATAATGGTAAGTACACTTTCGTTGATCCTAATGAAAAACTTAAAAACCTAGAGGAGTGGATAGACGGTTCACCTGTTATAAAATATGACACACAAACGCATACTCGTTATTAGTGATCTTCATATACCATATCATCACAAAGATAGTTTTGAATTTTTACGTGAAATTAAAAAAGAATATAAGCCAGACTTCGTGGTTAATATTGGTGATCTACTTGACTTCCATGCTATATCTATGCACTCTCACGATCCAGACTTATATTCTGCTGGACACGAATTAGATAAATCAAAAGAATACATAAAACAATTAGAAGATATATTTCCTCAAATGGTAGAGGTAGAGAGTAATCATAGTAGTTTAGTATATAGACGTGCATTAAAGTTTGGTATGTCAAAACAATTCTTAAAAGATTATGGTGAGTTTCTAGGTACAAAGAAATGGAAATGGGTAGATGATCTTACTCTTACTATGTCAAATGGACAAAGATGTTTTTTTACACATGGTAGATCTGCGGATGTATTAAAGGTATCACAAACAATGGGTATGTCAGCAGTACAAGGTCATTATCATACAAAGTTTCTTGTATCTTGGTGGGCCAATCCAGATAATCTTTTCTTTGCTATGAATGTAGGATGTTTAATAAATCAAAAATCACAAAGTTTTGCATACGCTAAAAATTTTAAGACTAGATTTATATTAGGATCTGCAATGATAGTTGACGGTTATCCTAAACTACTTCCAATGGTTCTTAATAATAAAGGTAATTGGATAGGTAAATTAGTTTAAGCGTAACTAGATTTTTTAGTACCAAATTTAGGAAATGACTTTTTCTTTTTAGATTTAGCCATAGCATTCTTAATAGCGTTACTTCTTTTTGTTTCGTAACCAGACATTTTACCGTCTTTATTAAGATCCCCTTTGTTGTGTGTTTTTCCGTGTGGCATATATACTCCTTTATTTATTATCTACCATTTCTAAATTTAATTCGTTTGTATCTTTCATATTGTTATTTTTTTTCTAGGCATTAATTTATTTGTAAAGTCTGTAAAGAGCCATTTCCACCATGACCCCCTCTTTGTTCATTAGTGTTAGTTGCTTG